GACGGCACCGAGCTACAGATGTGCCCCATATCTATCCGTCACGAACTGACAAGCGGCATCACCGACTTGACTTGCGTGCAGATGGGGCGTGACTTGGACTCGATAACGGAGGCTCAAGACACGGGACGCGATCCTACTGGCACGAGCGGCAATGACTCTGGCGGGCTGCCTACTGAGGCTATAGACTTTACTCGTGAAGCTCAGCGCAGGGGCAAGCGCCCAGGACTTCCCGTTGTGGACAGCAAGAAGCTAAGTCACGTCAACCTTACGCCTGACAAGACGGGCATCGCAAGCCTCACGGTTAGCTCGACTGCCTACCTCCCAATGGGCAGCTTTGCTGATGTGTTTGCTAGTAGTAACCCTAGAACTGGCATTACCAACGACAGGATTCTTATGGTCTCCCCAGACCAAGTCATCAGTGAATTGCCAGCAGGGACAAAAGGCCAGTACTTAGCTAGTGGCGGAACCACCCAAGACCCTGGCTGGGGCTACCCTCCATACGTCTTGGCATCGTCCTCGACGCGGATTCCCATGTACTACACGAGCCGATATTACATGGGTTCTAGTTTGTACGGGTGGGACACCGACACGGGCTACAGCACGAGCCAGACGGGGCGATCCTTACTTATTGATGATTATGCACACATGGGTATAGTCTGCCCAACCGATGTGAGTCAGCTTCAGATTTACGGCACCCTCCGCAACGACACGAATGTTGACACAATCAAGGTGTGGGTGCTTACGGGTCAGTCACCTAATGGTGCTAGTGGGTCAATCAGCCTCACTGATGTCCTAGAACTCAGTGTGACCATCTCCCAAGTGGATAGGCACTACGATTTCTCTGGGACAGCTACAGGTCTGACCATCAGTAAGGGAGACCTCGTATTCATATTCTTCCAAAGGACGGATCTGCCTAATGGGACAACATACGTCAATACTTCCTACACAATTTTGGTACAGCAATGAGCACTGAAATAACAAACTATTTTGTACCCGATTTGCGGGAGGACATTGGAGATTTGCCCGCGAGTCCAACTCAACAAGAGTTGATTGACCGAATCAATCTGCTATCGAACATCATCGACCAGATGCTGGCTGATGTCACAGGTGATACGGGAGAAGGGCCACCGAAAGCACGCTAAAAACTACCATATGAAACAACTTTTCCTTCTCTCTCTGTTCACTCTATTGTTTAACGCAATCACAGCTCAAGAGGAATGCTCCATCCTATTTGAGCCTAAAATCATGGGGCTTGAGGCGAATCGGGTAGAGGTGGATTTGAATGATGTGGACACGGTGACTATACCCATCGTATTTCATATTGTACATACTGGCGCTGGTGCGGAGAACAACATCTCTGACGAACAAATCATGTCGCAGGTCGACGTTCTGAACGAAGAGTTCGCCGACAGCAAAATCCAGTTTTGTATGGCTGTGCGCGACCCCGAGGGCAACCCCACCAACGGCATCACTCGCACCGATTACAGCTGGAATGATGAGTATATGGCGAATGGGATTAGCAATGGGTCGGGTAGCGGGGCCGATCAGACACAAGTTAAGAGTGACGCGGGGTGCTGGAACCCTGACGAATACATCAATTACTATGTAGTCAGCGAGATTAACGGCAACGACGGAGGCTGGGGCATTCAAGGATTTGCTTACCTCGGCCCAACGGGGGATTGTCGCGACGGAGTGGTATGTCTGTACAACGTCACGGGCAACGTAGGCACGCTGAAGCCAGGTCGAGAGCTTGGGTTTACAGGGGTTCACGAGATGGGGCATCACCTTTCTCTTTGGCATACATTTTCTAACTCGAACGACTGCGTAGAGACGAACTGCGAGACTCAGGGTGACGAAGTATGCGACACGCCACCCACCACACCCAATGACGTGGGATGTCTTGCTGCTGACTGCCCTGATGCTCTAATCGAGAACTTCATGGACTACACCCCTGAGACGTGCCGCGAGTCTTTTACCGTGGGCCAGTCGGAGCGTATGCACGAGTGTCTCCAAGGTGTTCGGTCTGGCCTGCTCGACAACCTGTCTTGTGTTCCTGTAGTAGACTACGACGCCACCCCACTTGCTGCTTACTACCAGCAGACGTGGTGCACGCCCACTCAAGATATCTGGGTCGACATAGTAAACCAAGGGACACTTCCTTTGGATATCATAGAGGTGCAGCTCTACGTCAATGGAAACCAATACGTAGAGTACTTATTCGACGTTCCTACTGGCACCCACGAGGTTATGTTTGAGGGTGTATATGTCGATGGAGCGCAGATGTTCGAGGTACAGGTGGTCAGCGAGCTTGACCAATACCAAGACAACGACTACGCTTGGTGGCCTATTGAGACCGTATATGGCGAGGTCATGGACATTGTGGTGGGGACTGACAACTGGGCCAACGAAGTCGACTGGGTACTCTACGATGCAACAGGAGAGGTCGTGATTGGCGATGGGGACTACCCGTTTGGCGTGAACACATACGAGTACGAGGTCTGCGTGTATGAGGGGTGCTATACCTTCGAGGCTACTGACAGCAATGGGGACGGCATGTGCTCCATGGACTTTGGGAATGATGGGGTATGCGACTTCGGGGGGGAGGGAATCACGGCCACGGTTGGAGGCAACGTGCTCTTCGCGACGGAGCAAACAGAATACTCTCTCTTCGACACAACCTTCTGTTTCTCTGTCGGCGACTGCCCTCTCGACTTTGACGGCAACGGAGCTGTAGGTAATGGCGACATCCTTGAGATGATGCTGGAATACGGGTGTCAATCAGAATGCCAGACAGACCCAAACAATGATGGGGTTGTAAACGTTATGGACTTGCTGTATATGTTGACTATCCTTGGAGATTGCCCGCTCGAACAGGACTTCTCTACAGGTATGCTTAAGGATGTAATTATTGAAGCGGCTAGTGACTACGGATCATTTTTCCCTGCTGGTATGCCTCGTGTATACGATATGACTGGGCGTCGGGTGCGCGGCGACATTAATCAGCTCGCGACAGGCGTCTACATCCTCAAGTGGGGAGCTGTAACCAAGAAAGTATTTGTGCAATGAAGAGGGTACTATTCTGGTTTCTGATTCCTTATCTGTCCTACGGGCAATGCGACATCGAAATCGTGGGGTTCAATCCTATCTCGACGGATATGACCATCACGGTCCTTGGTGGGGCGTGCATGACAGAGAACGACAGCGTAGGCGAATTCCTGCTGGGCCTCACCTTCCAACCACCCATCGAGAACCCTCAGGATACGTGGCCGTGCTTCTACCCTGACGGGTGGGCCTATCTCATCTTCCCCCTTAACTTTCCTGGATTCCACATCGGTGAGGGCGACGATGATATTCTCCAGACGGGGGACACGGTAACGTTCAACCTCCTTGAAACTCCGTGGGCGGGGTCGGGGACGGCCAACTGCTGGATCGAGATATTTCAGGACGCAGCCTATTTTGAAGAGTGCGTCGTGACGGCTGTCACGCAAATCAACGATAACCCAGAATTTGGCGACGACAATATCTTCAACAGCTGGATTACATGGAGCCTCAATGGAGCGTGTGACCCACCGCCTCCGCCTATCGTGCTAGGCTGTACCGATTGGTTCGCTTACAACTACAATGAAGAAGCCACGGAGGACGACGGCTCGTGCGTATATCAAGGCTGCGTAGACCCAGTAGCTATCAACTACTGCGAAGAATGTACAATTGTAGGGCCTTGCGAATACTACCCCGAAGCGGGAGAGAACTGCAACGACCCACTCATCTTCTGCCCCAACACCTTCACCCCTAACAACGACGGGAGCAACGACTACTGGAAGCCCGTCACGACATCAGAGTGCTGGTGGAAGTGGGAGTGCCGCGTCTACAACAGGTGGGGTACACTTGTGTGGATAAGCTACGACCCCAATGACAAATGGCTTGGTAACAGGCTCGCTGCTTTTGTGCCCGACGGGGTTTATATCTGGACAATCAAAGCAACGACATTTAACTCCACCAAAGCCGTTGAGATCAACGGAACAGTAACAATATTCAGATGAATGTAGATACACTAGTAGGACTCATCCCCTCTATCGCCGCTGCTATTGGAGTGTGGGTTTCACTCAATAGCGAAGTAGCGAAACTCAAGGGCCGCGTATACAGGCTTGAAAACGACCAAAACGAGATGAAAGAAATGTTGCAGAAGTGCGTTGACGGCATCCACGAGTTAAAACTCTTGTTGGCTAAGAAGGGTATTTGAACCCTCAGCACGCCCTGACGGATTTTAACATCATTAACCCCTAATTTGAGCTATAAAGGCGGAAATATACATCATCAACTTTGGGGGGATCGCAAGTCCAGCACAGAAGTATTATATTGCAACAACTAACCCATACACCATGGACTTTTTATTTTCAAACTGGGCTGAAATCGCCCTCATCATCATCACCGCAGCTGGCTCTTGGACAGCGTTGACGGAAACCGACAAAGACGACAAGTTCGTTGATGTCCTCAAGCGAATCCTCCAAGCCGTAGTCTTGGGAAAGAGTCGTCGCCGTCCCAAAAACTGAGCATGAGGCCAATCAACAAGATCATCATTCACCACACTGCGACTAAACGCGAGGAGCAGTATGATGTGAACTGGTGCAATCGTCTCCACAAGTCTTTTGGCTGGAAGATGATTGGCTACCATTTCTACATTGGCTATGATGGCAAGTTGAGTGCTGGTAGGCCATTGGGTATGACTGGGGCGCATGCCAAGGGCAATAACTACGACAGCATTGGGGTCGCTTTTGTCGGTGGTAGGGACGCACGCAACAAGGATGCATGCACGATTACAGAGGCACAATGGCTGACTCTGCAAAAGGTCTGCAATGCTTTCCGCGTGCTCTACGGCGAGAACATTCCTATACATGGCCACCGCATGTACAAGGACACGTTTTGTCCTGGCTTTGATGCTGAAGACATAGATTGGGATGGCGACTGGGAAGCGGCGCAAAAAATCATCTACCCAGAAGCGTAACCTGAGTCCGAGTGAGTTTGACGTGCAGTGCGCTGTCGTCGACTTCATTGATGGCAATGCCCCTCACCTCCTGTATTGTGCCACCGTGGGAGGTGCCCGCATGTCTATCTCAGAGGCCAAAAAGATAAAGAGGTCAGGGTACCGCAAGGGTATACCTGACCTCATCTTTTATGAGCCTAGGGGTATCTATAAGGGCTTGATGATTGAGATCAAGCGCAAAGGAGGAAGGGCCAGCGACCATCAAAAAGAGTGGTTACTAGCCCTTAACGAACGAGGCTACAAAGCTGTGCTTTGTGTCGGAGAGGAGGAATGCCTGAACGCTATTCTGGAATACTTTGCTTGCGACAATATTCTTTGGCGTCCTGTCGGTCAAACAGGCTCACCTTAACGGCTACGTCGAGGGCATCGGCCCAGCGGCCAATGGTGTCAAATTTGGGAATGAGCTTCCCGTTTTCATACCGACTCAAGTTGCCTTTACCAATGTTGGTTGCGTCTGCTACCTCGTCGAGACTGATGCGGCGTGCGCGTCTGATGCGACGGAGATCCTCACATAGGTCTTGGATGATTTCATTCATGGCTCTAGGATTTGATTCTGAACGCGAATATAGCCATTTTTGCTAACATCCACAATAGCATAGCCATGCTGCCAATCATTACGAGGGTGGTAGCGAGGATTAGGCTCTCCCAAGTGACCGATGACATGGCACTGGATAAGCTTCCCAGCACCGTCTCTGGTGTAGAACACGTCGGGGCGGTGGAGATGCCCACACATAGCGCTCTTGTGCATCTTAGCGAAGAGCTTACGGCTGGGGTTCACCCCTCCGATGCCGCGCATCTCATGGCCATGCAGGAACGTCATATCGCCGCAGTGGATGAAGCCATTCTTGATGTAGGGTATATCGAGGTCATCGAGGCTCAACAGCGCCTCCATGCGCAAGCTAGGCAGGTCGCTTAGCTCGTTTGCGTTGCGTTGGATGTATGCGTCCAGACGAACCTCGTGGTTGCCTTCGATGTAGTAGATCTTGGCGTTGGGGAATCGCTCCCTGATGCCATAAAGCAACTGCTTGCCAATGATGAGTTCCTCTGTGAATGAGAGGGTGTCTCTATCGTTGGGATACTTGCTGATACGATGAAAATCCAAAACGTCACCCAAGAGGATGACGCTATCTGGATCTTCAACGCTGGACATGGCCCGAGTCAATGCGTCCACATCGTGGTACGGGCAGTGAATGTCGCTAAGTACAAGGATTGTTTGATTCCTAGGAATCTTGACGTCCGCCTGGCGTTTCTTGTAAAACGATTCGGGAATGTTGAGCTTCACGTTTCAAGTCCTGAGATCATTCGGATGAATGCCGCCACTCTTTTCTGCGATGGTGCATACTCGTAGCGCACATCTAGGACGTGGGCATCGAAGTAGTTCTTTAACTCTTGATACTTATCCCACGACAGATCCGAATCTAAAATCTCATCGACATAATGCTTGTGAACATTGTCTTCGAACTTGCATCGCTCAAGAAGAGCCAGCAGCCTATCTTGAATCTTCCATAGCTCCTGCTCAGCAATCTCGTCTTGCTTGAGTTCAATCATGCCCTCAACGGCATCGAACATGTTATCTATCCAGTCGCTCATATTGCTCTATTGCTTTGAAGATTTGGTGGGCCACTTGCGGGACTATGGCGTTCCCATATCCTTTGATGGATTCTTTACGCCATTTAGAAAAGGCGATAGAGTCCAATTCTCTGGGAATCCCATCATCTCCTCCACAAACAGGGGGTTGAGTTGGGAAGTGTTCCCAGTTGCCAATTTGATCGCGTTGGGCAATTGATCTAAGTGATTCCGATTGCTGCTCTCTCTGGTTAGATGCTCCATGCTGTTTGCCCCCTTGTAGTCTCTGGTGGCTGGTGTGGGCAATAGGCCCTGGGCCGCCAACTGCTTGAGAGGTGTGTGTAGGCTGTCGCCCCACTTGTCCTTGGACCTCTCCCATGCCTCGTCGCTCCTCGGGGTGTTCCAGTCGAACGCGTTCGGCGTGGGCAATGAACCATACTCGCATTCGTTTGTGCGGAGCGTTGACGCTTGCAGCACCAAGTAGACACGGTTGTACGGAGTACCCGAGAGCTTCCAAGTCAGCGCACACCTCTTCGAAGACCAACCCTCCATTCCAACTAACAAGGCCGCGAACGTTTTCGCCCACGACGTAACGCGGGGAGCATTCTCTAATAACGCGCAGCATCTCGGGCCACAGGTGGCGGTCATCATCTTTTCCGAGCTTTCGTCCTGCTGCGCTATAGGGTTGACATGGGAACCCTCCTGTGAGGATATCAATTCGTCCAGCGTAAGCTGTCGCGTCGAAGTCTTTGATGTCTCCATATTGTTTGGTTTTTGGAAAATGGTGTCTGAGAACCTGACGAGGAAACTCCTCCCACTCGCAGTTGAACACGTTGGTCCAACCCATCCACTCCGCCGCTAAGTCAAACCCGCCAATGCCAGAGAATAGGCTGCCATGATTCATTCTTTCTCGTCGATTTCGTCCTCGCCGAAGATATTGTACTGATACAAGCCTACCAGCTTGAGGACCACGCGAGAGAGAGCGCGCTTCTCAGCCATCTCAGGCAGGTATGCCGTCTGGCAGTTCTTGGGGCAGGCCGATCCGTAGGTCTCCATAAACATCCATTGTTTGCTGTTCTCATATTCCATGAGAATTTTGCCCTTGGCCTTAAGGCAAAAGAACATAGGCTCACACAGCACCTCCTCGAATTCCACCGTGATGCCATAGTTGGCTTGAATCTTTTCGATGCCCTTGCGCTTGATGATGCAGTAGTGCTTGTGGAAGTGGAAGTCGTCTTGAGTGAGTCCACATTCGTCGGTCAGTTGCCGAAACTCTTTCTTCTGTTCTTCAGTTAATTGTGACATTTTTTTTTGATTAGTAGCCCTGCTTGCTGCCAGGCTTGGTGAATCCCTTGTTGTTCTTCAGGTTGGCAAAAGCCTTCTGGCGCATCTCAAGGCGCTCCTTCGCTTTGCGTGGTTTTACGTATCCTCTACTAGGCATAATTAATTTTGTTGTGAGTCTTCTTCGTCTTTTACAATCAGGGCAATCTTGGCCAGATTGGCAAGGATGGGGTATTCGTCAAACAGGAACAGAAACATGTCTAAGATCTGGTGTTCGTTGCCGTTGATGGCCACGCTAAAACGTTCCCCGCAGGGGCTGCTTCGGATGTAAATGTGACCTATACCTTCCTCCCTGAGTTTCTCAGTCAGGATGATGATGTTCTCGTCAATCAGCTCGTATTCGTCGTCGCCTAACCCATCCATTTGTTGATGCTTCTTTTGAGTTCGTCCACTTCTTTTTGCAATCTAAAGTTTTCTTCCTCTAGTTGTTGAACTCGCACCTGGCTTTTTAGGCTGATATTTCTCTCAACAGCCAGACTATGTGCTATCTGCCCATATTTGTTTTCAAGCCCGTACTCCTGATCCATCATGATGGTGAGGCAGTTGGTCATGCTTTTGCATCTCGCCTTCCACCTGTTATCAGATTCCTCCGCCTGCCATTGCCGCAGACACTCTAGGAAGCCACCAACCTTCAGTCGGTTGATGATGCGCTCATATGATTCAAGGTTTCTGGCGTACATCATAGGTCCTCAAAATGATTAGTTTGTCGATTCAATCGGAGCTTGGCTGTTCCAAGCCGACCAGTGCCCTTTGGCTTGCTCTTTTGGTTGATGATCCAAGTTTCCCCGTCCACGATGATAGGCTCTCCCTCTCGCATGATTTGGTCCACAGGCGGCCTGTACACAAGGAGCATCGTAAACGCTCTCCTGTACCACGCCTGTCCACCAGCCCATTCTTGGGGCAGCGCTGGCTTCTGGTAGCGCTTACCACCCAATGTCGTGGCGTCGGCGTTGAGCTTTGCGATGTGGTTGCAGATGATGTCGACACGGTCGTGCTTGGCGCTATGCTGACGAACCTTGCGCAGCTCCTCGGTCAACCACACATCCTCCCTGCCACCAACGTTTCGTAGATCCCTTGCCACATCGTTCCACGGGTCTATAGTCGTGGTGTCGACCTGAAGGTCAGCAGCCGTGGCGTAGAAGAGGTCTGGCGTAAACCCACTATCTCCAACGGCATCACCATCGAAGAATGTGAAGTGGTCGTTGACCCATCGCACAGCCACCTCAAATTCGGTGTCCGTCATATGGGCCTGCTCCTTTCCCCTCCAGTCCACGCGCCTGGCAGGCTTACGCACGTATGCCTCACAGAAGTCTAGGATAAGTTCATCGACACTACCCTCTTCCCCCATGTACACAAAGTGCTTCCACCCATGGCGTTCACTCCAGCATGTCAGAAGCCATTTAAGAAATAGCGATTTGCCATGATGCGGAGCACCCGCGATGAAAAGGGGATATCCCTTCCGAGGAATGTATAGGTCGTCAAGTTGGGCATTCCCTGTGACGACTGGATCAGGTCTTTGCTCATTGCGTAGGTTTTGCAATCCAGCGTACCTCTCGTTCGCTTTTTGGGTCAAATTCATACGCCCGTAAATTCATCGTTCCACTTAACCTGGTCGAAGGGCAGCTGCTGGATACGGGTAAGTTGCAGGTACTCATGAAATTTTTTCCCAAACAACGTACTAGGCCTCAGGTGCTGTCTCATGCGCCTGTCTGGCTGCCACTCCCTCGCTCTATCTTCTATGACGCTGACGTAGTCCTCAAACTTGTTGTGGCCTGACTTGTATAGGACACTCACATATGGGCTGACGTCATCAATCTGATAGTCAGTTCGCAGTGTGTCGTTAAGCTTACGGACAACCTTCGCGCAAAACTTATTGATGTCCTCACTCAATGGCTGACAAAAAAGGGTGGACAACCGTTGCCGTCCACCCCCATTAACCAAAAAATGAATGAGAGCGCTAGACTCGCTCGATGACAAATCTAGGTCTTTTACTACATCGTTCATGTTTTGCCCGTAGTGAATTTTCACCAACGCCTTCAACGTGCGCAAGCCCTCGTAGTCGATGGCTGCGAGTTCGGTTAAATTCACTTGGATCAGCATCAGAACGGCAAGTCCTCATGGGTTGATGAGTTGTTGCTAGCGGGTGCTGAATTATTTCCAGCGCCTTCCCCCTGTGGCTTGGGCTTGACGTATTTGGCCCAGCCCACCAGAGGCCCTTTGATGCCATTGTCGTAGTCCTCCTTGGGGACTTTGACCACGCAGTTGTAGTCGCTATACTGCTTGTTGTCCAGCTCAATCATGCGCAGGTTGATGTACTGCTCACCGTTTTCTGCTGTCACAGCAAATTTCATGGCCTCTCTTAGGGCGGAGACCTTTACGCCCAGATCAATGATCTTCTTCATAGGGGTAACGATTAAGAATTGTGAGTGCTTTTTTGTAGTACGCCATGGTCACCTTGTCATTCATGCTCAGGCGCGTACTTGTCTTTTTTACGTGGTAGCAGACCGTGGTCCTGTCTTTTTCTAAGAGGCTACCAATGTCGTAGTCCATCATCTCAAAGTGCTCCCGTAGGACGTACATAAGCATGCTCCTGACTTCGACGATTTTTTTTCTGCGGTCCAGCTGCTGCAACGCTCTCAAGCTGACCCCATTGGCCTGAATGTAATTGTACATGAACATCCGAGCGGACATCTTTACGTCGCTGGCTGGGATGCCTGGGTACACGTAGGGGCTGGGTCTCATCACGGGCATGGCACCTCCTTGTTGACTTGAAACATGGGCATATAACCAGCACCTCTTTTGGTGTTCCCAATCCATTTAAGCTGCCCTGTAAAGTCCATCATGTTGACGACCTGCACGACCTCGTCAAAACGAGCTTCAGGCATTTGATCCTGAACAAGAAGGTAGGCGTCGTCATACCCAAAACGCCACAACTCACCATCATCAACACCTTTAATGACGACCTCGTAAATCTCGTATTTCTTGTCACGGCTGGGGTTGATTCTCTCATTGACCAGCCTCTTAAGTTTCTCAAAATAGTTCATTGGCATTTATTGGTGCGGACGAGCAATGTACACAGACAGAGGTCACTTCCGCAAATTATTTCCCGAAAGACCCCATCGCGAAAAAAAAACCGTGTTTTCCTTGCTTTTTTTTTCTTGGGGCCATATATCTAGATATATCTACATATCTAGATAACAGAATAGATTAAGATAGAGAGAGAGAAATATATATCTAAATAGGTATCTACTTACCTCTCTTTCTTTCGAAA